TATAAAGTTAATGATGGAACTGCTCTTGGTGTTTCTACTGATGGAACTATGGAGTTTACCTTAGCTCAAGGTCAAACTTTATTTGCTGCTCCTATATCTAAAGATTTAATTGGAATTGCTACTGTTAGAATTGGGTTGGGTGCTACTGGATCTTTTGAGGGTATTAGTGAGACTACTAAAGATAAAAGCACTTTATACTTTACTGGATTTGGAACAGGTCTATATCATAGTTTTAAAACTAATTTTAGTAATGTATTAAGTGGAGCAATTAAGAGATCTTTAGCAACAGTCTCTACATCTTCTACTCATGGTCTTTTAGCTAATGATGCTGTTGAAGTGACTGCATTACCTGGAATATCAACTACCATTAATGTAGCATATAATGATTATAATAGAAGATTAGTTATCAATCCTAGAACATTTGTTTCTGGAGATGTTAATACTACTAATAATACTATTACAATACCTAGACATGAATATACTACTGGACAAAAGGTTATTGGTATTACTACATCTGGTGGGTTAGTAGAAAATCAAATATATTACGTATTTGTAGTAGATGAAGATACTATTAAATTATCAAATCAATATGAGGAATCTTTAAGATCTTATCCTAAAGTAATTAATATTACTAGTGCTCATGCTGGTACTATTTCTCCTATCAATCCTCAATTAAATTTAGAAAGAAATCAACAAGTTGAATTTGATCTATCAGATTCTTCACTATCTTTCTTTAATGATGCTGCTGATGATGTGCAATATAGTGCATTTGATTTTGTTCTTTATACTGATGATAATATGAATGATATATTCTATTCATCAGGACAGAGTGATGATTTTAATGTAAGTTCATCTGGAAGAATTGGTGTAGATGCTAATGCAAAGTTAACTATAAAAAATATTAATGAAATAACTCAATCTTTATATTACAATTTAGTTCCTGTAAATGATTTATCCAATAAGGAAGTTAAAAAAGAAATAATTAGAGATACTCTGAATATTACAAATTCTAATGGTAGTGTTTTATTTAAAAATTCTTTAAATGGAATTAAATCTGTTGTATCTGTAGGGACTACTACTTTTGATATTGCAATACCTAGTGCTCCTAAGAAATTACAATATTCTAATGATGATGGAGAATTNTCTTATAAGACTTATAGTAGNACTGCTAAAGGACCTATAGAAGATGTAAAGATATTAAGTTCTGGAAGGGAGTATAGAACTCTTCCAGGTATTAGCACTATTGTGTCTGATTTGGGTAAGGATGCAATATTAGAACCAAGAAGTTCTAGTATTGGTAGAATAGCAAGTATAGATATTCAAGATATTGGATTTGATTATCCTGCAGATAAGACTCTTAAACCAGAAGCTCAAATTCCTCAATTAATTAAAGTTGATAGTTTTTCTTCTATTGATAATATTGGAATTACTTCTACAGGAAATAATTATCTAGATGCTCCAGGATTAGTAGTATTAGATGGTTCAACTAATAAAGTTGTTAGTGATATAGATTTAACCTATCAATTAGGTGATGAGAATGTTACTGTTTTAAAGAATACTAGAGTTTTAAATAAAGTTGAACCTATCATTCTTCCTACTGGTAATTCTAATGGAGTTAACATTGCTTCTGCAGATTATAATGAATCTAATCAAAGAGCAACAATATCCATTGGTGTTAGTTATAGTTCTTTAGATGATTANCCATTTGAGGTGGGTAAGAAGGTAATGATTGANGGTGTTAGTGTTGGAGTAGGAAGCACAGGAAGTGGATATAATTCTGCAAATTATGAATATAAGTTATTTGAAATACTAGCTACTGATCCTAATGTTGGAGGAACTTTAGGAAGTATAACATATAGTTTAGCTGGAGTTATTCCTAGTGGAAAAATTCCAGGAACTTATAATTCAGCATCTATAGGTAGAGTTATTAGAGAAGAAGATTTCCCCCTATTTAAAACAACTTTAAAGGGAAATCAATTTGATGTTGGAGAAACTTTAGAATCTAATACAGCAGTAGGAGTTCTTCAATCATTCAATATGTTGAATGGTTATTTAAAAGTTTCTTCTGCTAGCGATTTTAAAGTGGGAGATGAAGTTGTTGGAGATGCTTCAGGTACTAAAGCAACTGTTACTGAACATATTTCTTATAAGTCTTTATATGATATACAATCTTCCTCAATAGTTAAGGAGGGATGGAAAAATAACTTTGGATTCTTAAATGATAATGAGCAAAGATTATTTGATAGTGATTATTATCAGTACTTNTCATATTCAATTAAGTCTGAAGTAGAAATTGCTAAATGGAAAGATGCTGTATCTTCATTAAATCATACTTCAGGATTTAAAAAGTTTAGTGATTTAGTTTTAAAGAATGATGTTAGTGCTGGATTATCAACCACTCAAGATGGAAGTAGCTTTGATGTTATCACAGCTTTAGTAAAACCAATTAGTTTAAATACTGTATTTGACTTTGACCTAGCTCGTGAGAAGAATGAAGAAATTGATGGTAAAATAATTTCAGATGAAATAGTTTTTACTTCTAGAGATCTTAAAGATTACACTGAATCTGTAGGTAATAGAGTATTATCAATTGATGATATTAGTCCTACTTTTAATGACAATGCAAGAACAGATCCATTCATGGCTGTTGATACATTTACATTATCTGGATCAAGAGATAGAAAATCAATTGTTTATATCAGAGATAAAAGATTTACTGGTGAAAGACAAGTCATGGTTGTCAATGCACTCCATGATGAGTTAGGTAATTTCTTCTTAAATCAGTATGGTTCAGTTTGGACTGAAAATGAGTTGGGTTCATTTGATATGACACAATCTGGTGATAATGGACAACTTCTATTCTATCCTAAGAAATTTGATTATAATAATTATGATGTATCTGTTATTGCATATAATGTAGGAGATTCTACTTCTGGAATAGGTTCTACCAATTTTGGTGGTATGGTCAATGTTGGCAGTGATATGCATTTAATAGAAGCAGGTATTAGCACTTCTGCTACTGTTGTAGGTATTGCATCAACTTATAGATCCTCTAAGATCTTGGTTTCTTATGCTTCTAGTGATTCATCTTATTATGAGACAGAGGAGTTAACTCTTATTCATAATGGATCTGATGTTGAATTNTTGGAGTATGGTCAATTAAATACTGATGAATTAGGAAGTCCATCAGGAACTCCTGGTTTAGGAACTTATAGTGCATATTATTCAGGTTCANATGTTTATGTGGATCTACATCCTACAGTAAGTACAGCAAGTACATATATTGCTAGTACCATTCAAGTTAGTATTGGTAATTCACTCTCTGCTGGAGTTGGAACTGATGCATTGAATACTGGNACATTAGANAGTAGATATACTGCTATCTCTTCTAGTGGTTCACCTGGTATTACTACTGTAGCAAAATATGAAACTGAAACCTTTGCATCTGCTTATTATATTGTAAGTGTAGAAGATGTTAGTAATAGTCAGTATCAAGTATCTGANATANTAGTAGTAGATAATGGAACAACTGGAAATTTAACTGAATATGGTATTGTTCAGACTGGAGGAAATCTTGGAGATTTCTCTATCAATATTAATGGTGCTTATACTCATTTAGGATTCAAACCTTTAGCAAGTGCAGATGTNCAAGTTAGAGTATTCCAGAATGCTTTGAGGTTAGTTGATGACTCTAATGCTAATAATGAGATAGGATTTACCAATGCCAGTGTTGATACTGGATCAGGTTCTTATACTGCAACTGAGACTGATGTTAAGAGATCATTTGAACTTACTCATAAAGAGAAACCTATATTTAAGAGAGACTTTGTTGGAGGAGCTTCAACTGTTGTTAGTACAATTACTGACAGTGTTATAATTCCTAATCACTTCTTTGTTACTGGTGAAGAACTAGAATATAGGTATACTGGAACTGGTACTACATCTGCTATTGAGATAGCATCTCAATCTATTCCAGGTGTAGGAGTTACTGATAAACTTCCTTCTACAGTGTTTGCTGTTAAGAAGGATGATAAGAGATTACAACTAGCAACATCTGCTGAAAATGCATTAAAGACTAATCCTACTTTTATAGACATAACTGCTGTTGGTGTAGGTACTTCTCATTCATTTACTTCCAAGAAACAGAACTCAAGATGTATTATCAGTATTGATAACATAGTTCAACAACCTATTGTAGCTACTGCAGTTACCACTCATCTTGTTGCTGATGTATCAACTACTTCAGATACAATAACAATCTCAGGTATTACATCTATTACTGGTGGAGATATGCTGAANATTGGTAATGAAATTATGAAGGTTGATTCTGTTGGTCTTGGTGTTACTAATAAGTTATTGGTAACTAGACCTTGGATGGGTACTGGTGTTTCTAACTATAGTAGTGGAGACTTAGTTACTAAGATTGATGGTAATTATAATATTGTAGATAATAAAGTTAATTTCTTTACAGCACCAGTTGGATTAATTCCACTATCTTCTACTACTAATAGTCCTGNTTCTAGGGATTGGGTAGGTGTTGCAACACACTCTACATTTAATGGTAGATCATTTATGAGATCTGGTATCACTGGTAGTGCTGTAGAACCTTATACTAATAATTATATCTTTGATGATATTTCTCATGGATTCTCTGGATTTAGTACTGAATTTGCCCTTGAGTCTGATGGAAGTAATGTAGCAGGATTCTCTACAAGTAATGCTATTGTTTTAATTAATCAGGTAGCACAAGGACCACAAAGATTTACTGGTCTTGAATCTAAGAGAGTTAGTGTTAGTGGAGATTACACTTTAAGAGAAAGTGTTGGTATTACTAGTATTCAGTTTACAGGAACCATTGCTTCAGTATCATATGATCCAAATACAGCTAATGTTCCTTTAGGTGGAGTAGTTGTTTCAGTAGGATCTACTGAGGGATTTGGTTATCAACCATTAGTTGCTGCAGGTGGTACTGCTGTTGTTTCTGGTTTAGGAACCATTACTTCTATTAGTATTGGTAATAGTGGTTCTGGTTATAGAGCTGGTATACAAACTGTAGTTAATGTAGGTGTTCAAACTGCAAGCACTGGAGCACCTGCNATTGANNTTATTGGTACTGNTGCNATAAGTGGTGGTAATATTGTAAGTATTGCTATTACCAATCCTGGTACTGGATATACAACAACTAATCCTCCTTCTGTGGTTATAGATGAACCATTATCATATACTAATATGCCTCTATTCTATACTTCCACATCTAGTGGAGTTGGATCTGAAGCAAAGGCAAATATAGTTGTAGGACAAGGATCTAGTGTTATTGATTTTGAAATCATCAATGAAGGATATGGTTATGGTCAAGATCAAGTTTTAACTATTGGTGTTGGTGGAGCAGTGGGTATACCAACTGACAGCAACTTCAGTCCATCTAGACAATTTGAAGTTACTGTAAGAGAAGTTGGAAGTGATAGTTTTGCTGCTTGGACTATTGGAGATTTAGAAGTATTAGATCCTTTAGATGATTTATTTGATGGTCAAGATATATCTTTCCCATTNAAATTGAATGGTGCTCAACAGACAATTCAATCCAAACCAGGATCTAATGTTGATGTTGAATATACTATTCTAGTATTCATCAATGATATTCTTCAAGTTCCTGGAAATGGATATGAATTTAAAGGTGGTAGTTATCTCACCTTTAAAGAAGCACCTAAGAAAGGTGATACTTCTAAAATTTTATTCTATAAAGGAACTGCATCAGTTGATACTGCTACTGTTGATATTTTAGAAACAATTCAGACAGGTGATGAATTAAAATTACATGATCAAGATATATCCTTTGAAGAAGGTCCTAGAACAGTAACTAGTATTAATGCTGCTGATAATGTTAATACTAATCCATATCCTGGTCCTGGTATTACTACCAATGAAACTTTTGATAGACCTGTCAATTGGACTAAACAAACCCAAGATAAAACTATTGATGGGCAATTAATTACTAAAGATAGATCACATTATGAACCATTAATTTATCCCACTACTACTTTAATTCAACCAGTAGGAGTGGCTTCTACAGAAGCATATGTTGAAAACATTAGGATATTCTTTGATAGCACTAAGGAAAATTATGGATCACAAGATTCTATAAACATAGTTTCTCAAGAAGATGCATCAGGTGCTGCTGGTACAGCTTTAGTTTCTGCTGCTGGATCTATTACATCTATTGCAATTTCTGATGTAGGTATTGGATATACCTTTACTCCTACAGTATCCATTGAACAACCNGTNGGTTTAGGAACCACTCAGGTAGCAACTGCTACTGCTACTCTTAATGGTGATAGTTTAGGTTCTATTACAATTACTAATATTGGTAGTGGATATACTGTTTCTAGTCCACCTGCAGTTCTTATAGAAGAACCTAAGATGGCTAATAGAGTTGAGAAGGCAACTTCAATAACTTATACTGGTGATTATGGTACAATAGTTGGATTTGGTACAACCACTGCTGGATCTCAAAACAAATTTGTCTTTGATTTATACATCCCTGAAGATTCTTATCTAAGAGATGCTACTTATGTGGGTACTGCTATAACATTAAGCACTCTAAAAGTGGGTGATTTCTTCCTAGTTGATGAAAGTAATGTTGGANCAGCATCTACTATATTNAGATCATTTAATGTTGGAGGAGCAACTACTATTGGAGTAGGAACTCAATTTGTTGATAATGTCTATCAAGTATCAGATGTCAATACTGTTAGTGTTGCTAACACTGCAATTGGTATTTCTACTGTTGGCACAGCAACCACATATGTGACTAGAGTATTTGTAAATATTGATTTGTTTACTACAGACTCTTTTGATTCTTCTATATTGAAATTTGATTCAACCAATACTAAATTTGATTCTAATGGAATAGGAGCTACCTTCACTGGTAATGTGCATAATGCTCCATTCTATGGAACTTATAGTTGGGGTTATNTAGAATTGGGTTCAAGAACTCAAGCTAGAGACTTTAATTTCTATGGACAAGATGGTCTTGGTGGTATTTCTACTTCAGGATTTATCCAAAGATTCAACCCTTTAAGAGATAAGGAATATCTCTAAATAACTAAAATAGATAACGCAAAATGGCAAAACTGGGCATAAGCACTGGATCACAGCCAAATGATGGAACAGGTGATACCTTACTGTCTGGTGCTGAAAAGGTAAATGCAAATTTCACTGAGGTATATACTCTTTGTGGTGATGGAACTAATCTAGCACCAGGAATAGTAACAGCAATTGCTGCGGGAGATAATATAAGTGTTAGTGGTGCATCTGGGCAAGTTACTATTACTGCTCTTGAAACAACTGGTATATCATCTTATTGGAATGCAAATACTACAGGTATTACCACTGTAGCAAGAGGAGTGGGTATAGGAACTACTACAGTTACATCTAAATTAACTGTTGTTGGTGGTGGAAATATAGGAGGTGGTTTAACTGTAAGTGATGGATTAGTTGTTACTGGTGGTAGTAGGATTACTGGAGAAACCACTTTACCAGGTGGATTAAAGGTTAGTGGTATATCTTCATTTACATCTGTTGCTCTTAATG